TTTGAAAAATAAACGCCCTTTAACCAACCCGAGCTAAGGATACTTTTAAAAAAGCTTAAACAAATAGAACATTAAAATTCTACCACTGATTCTTCTACGAAAAAAGCCTCGTAGTTATGTTCCCCCTTCACATATATATTTTTTGGAATTAGTGACTCAAATGTAGGGAACTTGCCATCAAATGTGGCTGGATCTAATCCATATTGCTTAAAACGCCGAACGTCCCACCTTTCGTGTGCAGCCGCAAGAACACTCATATGCACTGGTACCTTAGGATCTGCTTTACGGCACACAAACCACCATAATTGCTCCAACATCGAATACGTATATCTATCACTAGCATAAGTACCATAGGCGTGACCCACTAAAGAAAGGGCCATATCTATTAAATCGCGCTTCATTGGCTCTCGACCCCATGCTATCCGAGGTACCAAATCCGTGTATGGTCGCCATGGAATATATTTGGCTTGTCCGATTTCTTTACATGGATTTTCAATTGCATAATGTCGGAGAAATATTATACCTCGGCGGACTAACAGGCCATTCTTTACGTCTGAGTGAAATATGCGAGTCTCATGTATATCTCGGACCTCCATTCCGTGGTGTGATTTAAGCCATGCTACAAATGCTCGGTATCCGAAATTATTTAACCAGAAAGGTTCTTCTTTAACTGACCACACGTGATCATCGCCGTATACTATGAATATAACGGCCAAGAGAAATCCCGCCCACGCTTTTTTCTGATCCTTGGGGCCCATCTTGGATATCTGGATTACTGAAAACCAGCAAAATAAAAATAAATTTATCCAAGAGTTAGCATGTGAGGTCTCAAATTTTCCGGACGGTATATGGCCTTCAATGCGCGCCCATATATCCGAAACTATGTGCTGCAAACGATCGACGCAGCGGGCCGCCATATCACGGGCCATTACCTTGAGGATTTCGTACACCTCTGGATCCTTTTCTTTAGCAAAGTAAGCCATAGCCTGACCGAAATAAATTTCCATCAATAAGCGGCGGACTGAGACGTCCCACTTAGTATAATCACCATCGTAAAAGACACGAGGAGTGTTATCTGGATTTAATATACGAAAGAGTTCCTCCATACCCCCAAAAACGTGTTTATGGCCCACACGAATTCGACCTTTTTCAAATGCCATTTTAGGACGGGAAAATAAACGCTCCATCAGAACGAAGACAAAGTTGGGAATTACGAACATCCGCATCTTCATTAAAGCTTTCATGTATAAGGCATCTTGGCGTACCGCGAAACGATCTAGATAGAAGTTTTCATACTTCACTGAACTAGAAAAGGCTACGAATGGAATGTAACCATTCTCAATGTAGTCGGCTATTGCCTCAATAGTAGCCTCGAGATTTTCTCGTTTCTTTCCGCAGGGATTGACTATTAACTTTGTAGTCGCGTCAAGTGTATAAGTTTTTTTAATTCCCGGATTAATCCCTGCCCCCGTATGTAGCGGTATCATATCTATTTCTTGTTGGAGGTCTATGACGGGTTTTACTGTGCCTAGCTTATGAGTGGTGCCTAGCAAATGATAAAGCATTTTCGTTGCAGTAGGAATTAAATCTAGTTCCTGAATTGTAGCTTCAGGAGGATGTTGGTCTCTAGACATATTTTTAACTCCTTGAATGATTTTATCATCCAAATTAACTGTACTGCTTATAACGTTTGGTCTGCCTTTATATGTTCCAAAGGCTATCTTATATGGACTAAGTACGTTAAAAGCTAACTGCTTTAGTGAAGGTATCTCTTTCGTCGGTCCTATCCCTAGTTCTACTTCTGATTTGTAGAATTGTTTCCATTGAGGGTCAGGACTGATGCCCCACCGTCCTAATACAAAAGAATCCAAGCTAAGAAAAGCTTTCTTTATATCTTCATGTATTATAGTGCTTGCGGACGTTGGATGATAGGTGTGAGGTATTGGTGGATCAATGAGAGTCATGTTAGGACTCTCACGAATAATTTTTTTAACCTCCTCGTCGACACCTGGAGTATATTCGCGGACTATGTTGTATTCTAATGCACTGAAGTTATGGCGTACGTCACGGAGCACTATTTGTGCTCGTTGTTCATCCGTATATCTAACACGGAATTTGTTGTAGCGTGATACGCACACTCGATAACCTTGAGTAACAGAACCTGGAAGTCCTTCTAAGACATAATCACAGTCACAGTTAAGTTTACTGCATTTTAATTGCTCGGCTCCTTTGATTTCACATTTTTCTTTAAAATATTTCATTATAACACGATTTCGGTAAAACATTCGGCCTAACAATTTATCGCCACGAGCAAACTTTTTCAGTAGATCAATCAGCTTGACTATATTTAAACTGACTCGGGACGATAGTA